ACCAGTACCCGCCGCTAGCTGAGTTTAGTATCAGCTTCTTTCAAAACATGATTAAGCGTTTTAAGGGAGGCAAAGAAATTGATGGTATCTTTACTAAAGCTCTTCAACAAATTGCGGAGATTGCTAAGGCTAAAGAAGAGGCTGCAAAACAGCCACCGCCACCAGATCCAACCATGCAAGAAGTACAAGGGCGATTGCAAATTGCACAGATAGAGTCGCAAGCTAGGCTGCAACAGGCGCAAATGGAAGCTAATGACAGAGCCGTCCGTAGCCAAATTGAAATGCAAAACCAACAGCTCAAAGCTCAACGTGACCAGCTCGATGCCCAGATAGCTGTTCAAAAACAACAGGCAGATGAATATTTCAAGCAACAAGAGCTAGCCCTTGCTCAGCAAGAGTTGCAAGTTAAGCAGTCAGCTGTTCAGGTTAATATGCTCAAGGTTCAAGCAATGACCCAGAGCGATAGCATGAAACATGAGATTACTCAGGAGAATAACCGTCTCCAGGGTATCCTTAAGGTTCAAGAGCTAGAAGCTAAACAAATGGAGTTCCGACTATCTCAGCAAGAGAAACTCATGGAAGAAAGACGCTTGCAGCAACAGCAGCAACTTGAGGTAATGCAACTGCAAATGGATCAGTTAAAACCGAGCGGCATGATTAACATGGGTGGATCGAGCGGTAGAAAAAGCGGTAAGATTATTACTGACGAAAACGGCAATCCAACTGCAATAGAAGTAACTCATGAAGCTGGACCAAAAGTTAATAAGATTTATCTTGATGAAGACGGAAACCCTTCAGAAATTGAAATAGGATAGTTTATGGCAGATAATGTAGGATATACCCCTGGAACTGGAGCCACAGTAGCTGCTGATGAGATTAGTGGCGTTCTCCATCAACGAATCAAAGTTACACTTGGAGCTGATGGCGTTAATGATGGAGATATCTCATCTTCTAATCCACTTCCAATTACTGCACCATCTGGAATAGCAATATCAGGAACCGCTAATGTAGCCGTTACCAATACTCCATCAGTCACTGTTTCAGGTACTCCAAACGTAAACGTATCAAATACTTCAGTTCCAGTTGCTCCTGCTACTGGAGCTATTTTTGATATAAATGCGGTAGGAGAATTGATAGAGTGTCTTGAGGCAATGCGCCAGTATCAAGTTTCTCTTAACAGAACTATTGGAATGATTATGCCAGATACCTCTGGGCGTATGCGCGTTTTAGTTGACGCTATTACGACAGGACTAACTTTGAGCACTATTACTAACGTAACTTCTGTTAGCACCTTAACGCAGATGGGATCACAACCTGCACACGAAGTTATTTACAGCGCACTTCATATTGGAGCAGATAATCTTAGAAGGAATATAACAGTAAGCTAGGTGATTTATGCCAACAACCAACGGAAATAAAAAGATTCTTGATTTAAAGCGATGGGACTTTTGTACTCCTGCGCCAACTACTGGAGTTGCGGGAGTGTTTGTTGCTCCATTGTTTTGCAACATTCAACAGGCATTTGTGCTTACAGGTTCTGCCAGCGCATCTCTCTATAATGCTCAGGAGGACGCTTACATTAGTTTAGCATCCCCAGCACTTGCAGGTACATTTGGCGCTGGAACTGCTGTAGTTGGAGTTCCGTGGTCTACAGGAGCAAGTATAACTACTGCATCACTAACGGCAACAGGTGGAACGTCAACAACACTTGTTACAAACCAAACTCTCGCTCGTGACTTGCGAGGTTATAAAATCCAAATTCTTGGAGGTCCAGCGGCTGGAGATATTCGTACCATCGCAAGCAATACGGTTGGAGCAAACGCTACAGTTACCGTGACGAGCGCATTTTCAGCCTCTCCTACAGCATCTACAACATATCGGTTGCTGACTCCACGATGGCTCATTATCAACGCAGGTATTCTTGCGGCTGGTATTGCCAAATTCTACGACTATGCAACCAATACATATACAAGCATAAGCCAGACCGGACTTCCCGCTGGTACCGTTGAGGCTACGATGAGGTCTACGAGCTGTTACGTTGGCTCATCGTTTAATCCAATAGCAACCGGAACCTCTACTGGCACTAATACCGTAACCACATTAAACAATACCGGAAAAGCGTGGACTACTAATCAGTTTACTAACTTGCAGATTCGCATTACTGGCGGCGTTGGAGCAGGTCAAATTAGAACGATTGCTTCTAATACAGCTACAGCAATTACCGTATCTGCTAGCTGGACGACCACGCCTGACGCTACATCGACCTATGCGATTGAAGGAAACGACGACCACATCTATTACGTTGGAAGCGGCACCGCTACTATGTACAGATACACAATCTCCACAAATACCTGGACAACTCTTGGTCTTAGTAGAGCAGGTTCGGCTGGCGCAGGAAGTTCACTAGCCTACTTTTTTAAGACTGGAGATTCAGTTTGGGCGAATGAGAGCGCAATTATTGATGGCAGACGATTGTATTCTTTCCGTGGTTCTGGCGGATCAGCATTAGATTATTTTGATATACCGTCTTCAACTTGGGTACAGGTGTCGTACGCTCCTGGCGTTGACACTTTCACAGTAGGTACCTCTTCTGCCTATGACGATGCCTACATTTATATGCAAAAAGAATCTACGGGTCGATGGTTTCGATTTGATCCGGTTTTGAGTGCTATGGAACCGTGGGGAGGAACCACCTATACACAAAGCACTTCGGCAGCAGGAAATCGTGCGTGGATAATTGATTACATCGATGGTGCGACCACCATTAAGTATGTGTATTTCTGGTTAAACGGAACAAACGTAGTGCTTAGACAGTTGGTAATATGATGACGATACAAGAAATAATTGAAATCCTTAATAATAAATTGAGTGGCGTTGGACAACGCAGAAACGATGCGTTTAAGCAGGGAGATTTAGAATTGGTCACTAAATTAGACCTTCAAATTGAAGAGCTTGTAAACACAATCGCAAAACTGCAAAGCGTAGCTTAATATGTTTTTAACCCTGCTACAAAGCCAGGGTGGGCCACCGCCGCCTATTGAGATTGTAGACTCCTCTGACATTCTCAATAAAAGACTTAAGCGCAAAAACGTCCTTACTTCTCAGGAAGAGGAGGCTATTGCCGCACAGCTATTAAAGGCTAGGCAAAAGACCAAAAAGCGTGAAGAAGAAGTCAAAAAGCTAGTCGATTGGAAAAAGCTATTCCTTGATAAGATCAATGGCGTTACGACCGAGGAAGAACTAAACGCCATAGAGATTTCAACGGGATCAGTAGAAGTTACGGCTGCTGTTCTAGCTGAGATTGAGAAGCAGAAAGAGCTAAAGAAAGCACAGCTAGAGACGTTGCGGCAAGAGGCAGCGGTTAAAGCTCTTGAGCTTCAGGCAGCACTAGATCAGCAAGAGTCTGCAATATCTGCTAAGCTAGAAGAGCAACGTAGGCAATTAGAAGATATTAAGAATCTTCAAGCGATTATATTGGAGCGGCATAAAATAGCTCAAGAAGCCGCTATGGAAGAAGAGCGTAGAACAGCCTATGAAGCTGCTATAGCTGAAAAAGCGTACGTAGAATTTAAACGAAAGAGAGATAATAGGATTAAACGTCTAAAAGCACTTATGTGGCTAACTAAATTGGATTTATGAGCAAATACAAACTGTTTCAGTATTGTCATAAGCAGAAGAAGGTTGTTCCAATTGAAGAGGTTCATAGAGAGCGGCAAGCTCGAGACCTATTCATTCAGGATGAAATGGAACCAGTACGCAATCCGCTTAACCCTAAAGAAATCTATACCAGTAAATCAAAGCTACGGGCGGCTTATAAAGCTGCTGGAGCTATTGAGGTCGGAGACGCTTATGATCGTGGGTACAGTCCTGAAAAGGAACGTAATACCGCAGATAAGACCGTTTCCGCTTTTATTAACCAAGTAAGAGAGAGGTTAAACCATGGAAGATAATGCAGTAGAAAACACTGAAGTTTCAGCAAAAGTTAATTTACGAGATACCCTACGTCAGCAACTTCAAGACAAGTCCGAAACAGAGATACAATCCGAACCAGCTAAAGAAACAGAAAGTGAGCGCTATGAACCAACAGAGGCGCAAGAAGAAACCCCTGTAGCGGCGGTTGAACCTGAGCGACCTTTGCTCGTAGCTCCAGCCGACATGAACGCTGTTGAAAAAGACGCTTTTCTTGCCCCTACCCCTGCTAATGCTCATATCCTGCAACAGTACCTTAATAGACGTGCATACGAGACTAAAACACAATACGACCGCAGAATGCAGGAGGTCAATCAGCTTCGGGAGCAGACCAAGGGGTACTATGATGCCATTAAGCAGTACGAAGATGAGTACGCTAAGGCAGGTATCAGCATAACCGATGTAACTAAACGAGCTATTGCTTGGGACAAGGCTATGCAGTCCAATCCAGTTGAGACAGCCAGGGAATGGCTTGAGTCTTATGGGCTGACTATGGATGAGCTAATGCAAGCTCCACAGCAGCAACAGCAAGCCAACTACCTAACCAGGGAAGAGGCAGAAAGATTAGCTGAGGACCGTTATAGAGCTTTACAGGGCGAGCAAGAGAAAAAGGCGCTTGAATACTACAACCAACAGATTGTAAACTCCTTTATGAGTGCAAAGCCTCTATTTAGAGACCCAGAAACAGCTTCGCAATTAGAAGCTGAAATGGCTCCAGTAGTGCAAGCACTCAACGGTACGGGTCGCTATAGCTCCGCACAGGAGGTCCTTGAGACAGCGTACAATTATGTGGTTAATGGCAATCCGACCTTTTCCCGTTTGCAGTCTAAAATAACGGCAGGTCAGGTAGTCCAACAGCAGCAAGCGACCACTCAAAAAGCAAAGCAAGCTGCAAAGTCAATTACTGGCTCCGCTGGCAGTGGAACCCCCAGAGTACAAATAAAAGATATTCGGGATAACCTTGCCAAGCGCTTCAGTGGAGAATGAGCCTTGAGGTTATCCCATAAATTATAAGGGATAATTCAAATGGCTAATTTAGAAGAGGCAGTAGTAGCAACCCTTTTCGACCAGTCGGATTCTATTGCGGATGAGGTATTGCACCATAATCCGCTTCTTTCCACGCTGGACGAGCAGGGACTAATTCGTAAGATTTCCGGTGGTTATGAGCTTCGTAAGCCAATCATGTATAATGATTCGGCTGTTGGAGGTTTCTACCAGGGTTATGATTCTTTCGACCTTTCGGCGATTGATGACCTGACAGCGTTCCGTTTTGCTATTAAGCAGGTTTATGAGCCTGTAGCAATGAACGGACGTGAGCGTCGTGCTAACCGTGACGAGGCGCAGCTCCTTGACTTGGCTGAAGCTAAGATGAAGGCAGCTATTTCTCGATTAAAGAACACTGTATCCACCTCGCTTCGTGGCGATGGAACGGCTTTCGGTGGTCTTGAGTTCGACGGTGTTAAGAAGGCAGTTTCGACTTCGCCTTCTTCTGGCACATACGGAGGAATCGACCGCACATCCAACACTTGGGCTAGAAACTACGCCACAAACGTAACGCTTTCCGCTTCAAATGTTCAGGAGACCATTACGGACGTTATCAGCCGTCTCACACGAGGCGATGAGGCTCCAGATTTGGGACTCATGGATCGTACCGCTTGGAAGTATCTTCATAGCTCGCTCACGGCTATTCAGCGTATTCAGCTTCCTACAAAGAAGGCTGTAGCTGGTTTCCGTGTACTTGCTTATGACGGATGCGATTTCGTATTCGATGGTGGATTTGGAAGCTCAGTTCTTGAGACCAACTCATGCCGATTGCTCAATACCAAGTATTGGACATTCGACATGGTTCGAGGCGCTGACTTCAAGCCACTAGCACCAACAATGGATCGACCAGTTGACCAGGATGCTTTCTTCACCGTAATTCTCGTTGAAGGAAACCTATGCTGTGCAGCTCCTGCGCTCCAGGGTGTTATTTACGCTTAATAAGGAGGGCTAGAAAATGTCACAGAGTGGATCATTCGGAGTTAATTATAAGAAGGCTTTCGCTACTACTGAGGCGATTCTTCCTGCGAAAGTAGGAACGGTTGGTTCGTTGGTAGAAGGTGACTTTGTATTTGTTCAAGCTGATGGAGCTATTGCTCAATACGCTTTTGTAAAAATTACAGAAGCAGGGCAAGCATCTGAAGCTACTGATGCAATCGCTGGACCAGTTCAAGTTGGCGTAGCTCAAGTAGCTGCTGCTGATAACGAGTACCTTTGGGTCTGGATTGGTGGACCTATGGGCGGTGGAACTGGCAAAGGCATTAAGGGCAAAATCCTTACAGGATACGTTGCTGGTAATGCTTTATACACTACATCAACTGCTGGTTGTGCTGATGATGCAACTGCAACTGACAAGCTAAACGGCGTTGTTGGTCTTGCAAATACATCTGGCACTACGGCTGTAGAGCTTGCATCTACAACTCATATAGCAGTGTAAAAACAAAGGGGGATAGCAATATCCCCCGTTTTTGTGAGGATTTATGCCATCGGTAACCAATCTTATTGGTCTTGGGATGCCACCTGAGCATGCAGTTCAGATTTGCGACGGAATTGAGTCTTCCGTCTTAAATGCAACTGCTGCTGGTATTCGTACTAAGCAAGCTATTAACAACGTAAATGATACAACGCCAACGGCTGCTGAGTTGACCACCTCTTTTGGTGCGCCAGCTACAGTAGGAAGTGGATTTGTAGGAGTTGTTAAGGATGCCGACACTGATACTAACTGCTTCGTTGTAGTTAGTAACGGAACGTCGTTCTTTTACCTCAAGTTTACTAAAGCTGTATAGCTTAACGGGGGGAGCAATCCCCCCAATTTATTAGGTGATTTATGACCGCATATGCAGGAAAAGCTACTACAACTACTCCAAATATTGCTACCGCCACAAGCGTACAAATACTAGCAGCTAATCCATTTAGAAAGTTTTTAATTATTCAGAACGCTTCGGCAGCGCATATAGGCATTGGATTAGACGGGCAAACCCTTACGGGCATAGCACCAACGTCAAGTAACCTCTGCTTAAACTTAACAAACAACGATAACGGCAACAGACTGATATTTGCTAATGGCTTTGTTCCCAATGGCGCAATAACGGCGTATCAGACCTCTGGAGCTACTATCAATACCTTGGTCGTTGTAGAAGGCTAGTGCTATAAGTAGGTAGGCAATAACGCCTATTTACGGAGATTACGGTATGGCACACATAGACTGGCAGGGCATCATGAATGGGCAGCAAACGCCCAAGAAGCGATACTCTGGCGCTAATGTCCGTTTCTTTAATGCCTACAACGAGAATGAGGAAAAAACCCTAAAGGAAGGGCGTCCGATATTTGATGAGATTCCATCTATCAGTATTCAATTTCCAGGCATGGATGAAACGGTTAGACGTATTGAGCCGCAGGATATTCGAGATTATCCAGATAAGTATGCTGCGTTTAAGGCTGGTTCAGAGCCAGTAACAGAAGGCACGCCACTATCTGAGTGGGCAATGATGTCAGGCTCCGCTATGCGAGAGCTTCAGTACCTTGGATTCAAAACAGTAGAGCAACTAGCTAATGCTTCAGATGAGGCAAAACGCAAACTAGGCACCTTGGGCAAGTTTGCAAAGTTAGCTCAAGATTGGCTGGCAGCCGCTAAGTCGGACCAGAATGAGGTTGTTAAGCTCAAGCAGTTGCTTGAGAAGGAGCAAGCTCGCACAGCTAAACTTGAGGAGAAGTTGGAGCTTTTCATGCAGCGTATCGAAGCCAATGAAGGTACAGACTTACGCTCACATCGAAGGGAGGTGATCCAATCTACTGAAGTTGTGGACGAACTCGATGATGTTGATGAAACCGATGAACCAGTGAAGCGTAGGGGTCGACCGAGAAAAGTATGAGCATAGCCACGGTTATACAAAATGTTGCAAATGAGGCTGGTTACACTGTTGAGTCGAATATATTTTCGTCGACTGAAACGACTACTAAGCAGCTTCTGGCTATAGCGCAACGTATTAACCGTGACATATTTGAGGCGTATCCGTGGCAGAAGTGCTATGCTTCTGGTTCGATAACGCTGGTATCTGGGCAAGCCACGTACGCCCTGCCAGCGGCTTTTTCTCACTATCAATACGAAACCTTTTGGAATCAAAGCACTCGTTGGAGAGTTCTGGGTCCCATGAGCGAGCAAGAGTTTGCTGAGATTGAAGGCTTTGGACTTTACCCTACCATTTATCAACGCTTTCAGATTCGAGGGATGAGCAACAATGAGTTGCTAATCAGTCCAACGCCTGATGCTGGTACTAACGGCCAAGTCCTTATATTTGAGTACATTGCAGACAGAAGCGTTGTTCCTAAGACTTGGACAGCATCAACTGCCTTTGCTGCTAATGCTTACTGTTTCTATAACGGCAACTACTATCAAACTACAGCAGGTGGCACTACAGGCGCTACAGCACCTACGCATACTAGCGGAAGCGTATCTGATGGCGGAGTCACCTGGACGTATTACAACGGTGCTTATAGTGAGTTTCTAGCTGACACAGACAAGAGCATATTCCAGGAGAAGTTGCTTGAGCAGGGCGTACTAGAACGCTTTGCTGAGATTCACGGGCTAGACAGTATTAGACCTAAGTTTGATCAACAGTTGCATGAAGAGTTTAGTAGATCGGCAGCAGGTAAAATTATTTGGGCTGGTGGAGCTAATAGACCCCTTCAGTATGCAAGAAATGGCGTGGCAGTATTTGGAACTTGGATATAGTTATGGCGATGAATCAACAAGCATTCCATCCTGAAGCACCAGAGTTTGCTAGGAGCAGACCAGATGCTTACTATGCTTGGCTAACCAGTAATGGCTTTCCGCATCAGGTAGCTTACGACCAAACCACTTCCATATTTGGTGCGCCTAAGACTCCAGAGCAGATACGAAAAGAGCAAGCAGCAGCAGCTCAAAGATCGGGATTGGCTCAGACTGGAGGCATGGTTGGTGGTGTATTATTAACGCAAGAAGCCCTACGTGGATTTCCGAATGTAAAAGGTGCTTTTGCAACACCTAATTACGCAGAAAGCGGAGCTATTACAATGACTCGACCTGTGCCAACACCAGGCACAACAACAGTCAGTGGAGCAGGTCCAGCAGTAGAAATTGGCGCAAGCTCGCCAACTCCACCTCCTGTTGTAAGCACAAAAGGAGCTACGTCTGTAGTTCAAACACCTTCTGGACCACAGCAGGTTCCAACTGAATCGCTTAATGATCCTGGATTTTGGTCCAACGTTAATTGGAGCCAAGTAGCGCAAGGTGGACTTGCTTTAGCGCAAATGTATGGTGCTTATAAATCATATAAATCAGGTGATACAGCTGGAGCTGCTATCGGTGGAGCTGCTGCCGCTGGCAATCTTGCAGCTGCAAGTGGAGCGGTAGCAACTGGAGCTGGAGCTGGAGCTACCGGAGCTTATGTAATCCCAGGCTTAAACATACTAGCAGGTGGATACTCTGGCTATAAGACCGCTGAAGCTATGGGCGATATGGCAGCTGGACAGCAGCGCACTCAAACCGGAATTATTGGAGGTGCAGCGTCAGGAGCAGCAATAGGAGCTGGTATTGGCAGCATTGTTCCAGGACCAGGAACAGCTATTGGTGCTGCTATTGGAGCGGGTGTTGGTGCATTAGCAGGTGGAATTGGAGCCTATACTGGAAGTTCTAAAAAGAAACCTCAGATGGCTCGTGATGCTGTTCGTGGTGTTCTAAAAGAACAAGGCATACTAGATGATAAGTATTATGGCACTTTAGCTGATGGCTCCAAATACAACTTTGGGCAAGATGGCAGCCATCTTAAATGGAAAAACGTAGATAAAGTTGCAGAAGGTAATCCAAACGCTTGGAATGCTGCTGTTCCTGCCGCAGATGCTTTGGCAAGTTCATATGGATACGTTGGGCAGAAAGCGTCAGACATGGCAATCATGTACGCTAAAGCTGCTGTAAGTAACGCTAAAGATGACCCCAATACTTCGTTATCAAATATGCAGCACTTTGCAAAGCAGCAAGGCATTACGATGGATTTGATTAAATCCAAATTAGATAGTGCGTTATCGGAAAATCGTATCGACCAAAATAAATACAACTACTACATGAGTGGAGCGCAACAGTTAGTAGGCGCTGCTCCAGCTCCAGAGGCGATTATTCCTAGACCAAAGAAAGGCGAAGTAGCTAGACAATCCGCAGGACTTTATAGAAACGATGCAGGAAAATTAGTGGCAGCACCAACAATGCGAGGAGCATTGCAAAAGGCTTACAGTAAATCTAAGGAGGAAAAGAAATGAAAGGCGAGAAGCTAAAAGGCGCATTAGCAAAAGCACCACGAGAGAAAGCTATGGAACGTCTTTCTCCTGGCGTTTACCGTGGCAATAAGGGTGGTCTTGTAAGCCAGAGAGGGCGAGCAATACAAAGACAGCCACAACCACAAGCTCCGCAAGCTGTAGCTGGTGCTGCTAGTGGGATGAGACAACCAAGACCATTACCAATCCAAGCATCGCCAGGGCAAGTGGGACAGATGATTGCTGGTCAGCCGCTAAACGACCAAATGCAACGGCACTCTCCAGAGGAGTCACAACGTGTGTTGCAATCGCCTTTCTTCCAGCAAATTCGAGCACAAATGCCACAGCTGCAAACATCTTCAATGAGCCAAGCCGAACTTGGTAAATACGGGGAAGAGCCTAACACCATGTCTTGGGCGGGAGGGTCTCGTGACTTCTATCTAAATCAAATGCAGCAGCAATATCAGCCAATTCCAGGACTACAAAATGGACTTGGCCAGCAAGGTAATATGCCACCAATAGATTGGAATCAAATGGTTAATTATCCAGCTAGTATGCCACAACAGCCGCAACAGCAGCAGATGCCAACAAGACAACAAATGTTTAGGAAATACTAATGCCATTTCAGGGATTCACAATGTCACCTCCATACGGAGGATTGGACTTAGTAAGTCCGATAGACAACATGGATCCAGCCTTTGCGCTGGAACTTGTAAACGTGTTCCCTGGAGCTGGTGCGCCTACAGTTCGCCTTGGCTATGAAAAGTTTGCTGATATTGGTACTAGTACTCCAATTAAGTTACTAGCGCCAATTAACCTTAAAGACGGCAGCACTCAACTTATAGCTTGCAGCAATAGCAAGATTTACAAGATTACTACTGCTGGTGTTTCTAGCGATATAACTGGTAGCACTACGCCAACAACAGGTGATTGGCAGTACATAACATTTGCTAACAATCTTTACCTTTGTAACGGTACTAACAATGCTCAAGTTTACACAGGCACAGGTACTTGCTCTGATATTACCTTTACTGGTGTTAGTAAAAACTTGCTTGTTAACGTAACGGCGCATAAAGAGCGTTTGTACTTTGTTGAGGCTAATACAGCTAAGGTTTGGTATGGAGGTTTGCAAGTTACTGGTACAGGTGGCACTCCTGCTCTTACTGCTTTTGATTTTCAGTACGTTTTTACTCGTGGCGGGTTTCTTGTTGCGATTGGTAGTTACAGCAATAGTGCCAATGTAGCGGCACAAGATTACTTCTGGGCACTTAGTTCAGAAGGCGAAATAGTTTTTTACACTGGTACTTATGCTGGCGACCCTACGACATGGGGACTTGTTGGGCGGTACATAATTGGTAAGCCGTTAGGTTATAGAGCCCATGTGCGAGTTAATAATGAAGTCTGGATTATTACAGAGCAGGGCATAGTTCCAATCTCTGCTTTATTTTCAAGCGACCCAGAACAAGCGTTAAACGCTATCAGTCAGAAAGTAAATCCATTTATATCTGAGTACGCTGTTACGACGTCTTTTGATCATCAGTGGTCTGGCTTTTTTTGGCCGCAAGGTAGAAGAGTTTATATCAATATTCCAACGTCAGGCTTAGGTTGTAAGTTTTTAGTGTATTCAATCGACACTAAAGGTTGGACTGTTTTCGAGATGTTTAGCGATGAGGATTGCCTAGCAGCAACGGTCTTTAACAAGCGTCCATTTTATGGCTCATCCACTGGCATTGTATGGGAGGGTGAGTCTGGGCAAGCCGACGCTGTAACAACTACAGCAAGTCAGCCAATCAGATTTAGTGGTCGCACCGCATTTAGCTTTTATGGCTCACGAGGTAATTACAAAGCATTTAAGGATATTCGCCCAATACTAAAAACAAAACGTGGCGTTACTCTTAACCTTGGCTTAGATGTTGATTTCAAGAGAGCACCAACAGTTACGACTGTTACTACACCGTCAGGAGTGTTCACGCCGTGGGGCAGTCCTTGGTTTAGTCCTTGGTCAGCAGACATTGAATACATCTTTGATAGATATGCTGTTAAGGGGCAAGGGCATTGTGCTGCTGTCAGATTTGGTGGTTCAGTCAAAAATACAACTATGCAAATCCTTGGTTTTGAGGTGAGATTTGATTTAGGCGGACAGGTATAATTATGGCATCAGCATTAGGAAAAGACCCAACAAAGAAAGATAATGCTCCGTTTGATGTAGCACGAGCACAACGACGTGTTGATTACTTAAAGCGTGTTAGACCTAACGACCCGCAAATCAAGAAGCTACAAGGTGGCATTAAGAAAGCTGGTGGAGTACAAGCGCCAGCTGCGGCTCCAACAGGACCAACTTCATTTGCTGACATGACAAGAGAGCAGCAGGTAGAGCAAGGCTTTGAGGCAGGTGGACAAGCTTATGGTGACATCGTTAATCGCTTCCGTGGGTTTGATCCTTACCAGATGCAATCTCAGTATCAGCCTGGATTTCAAACCGAAATGGACAAGGCAAGGCAGAACGTATTGGGTACGTTTGAAAGACGTAACCAGGAAGAGTTTCAGCGTCAACAAGAGGACGTACAGCGCCAGATTGCAGAGCGTGGATTAGATCCAGCTTCCCCAGCAGCACAGGCACTTTACAAACAAACCAATGTTCGCCAAGACCTTGCACGACAAGAGGCTATGAGTGCCGCTGAGACTGCTGCATACGGCATACAGGAGCAAGGCTTTGGACAGGCTTATAAAACTGCTATGGCACCTTATGAGCAATTCCAAGCAATTCAGGCTCCGTATGTTGCTGGCGTTGGTGCTCAGTATCAAGGAGAGCAACTTACTCAACAGCAGCAGTTTGCTAAGGAGCTTGCAGCACTAGAGAACAAATACAAGTTACAGCAGATGAGAGCTATGCCTCGTGGCGGTGGCGGTGGTGCACAGCCTGGACCTACTCTTTATGAGCGTATGCAAGCAGAAACTTTAGGACAAGGATACGGACAGCAGCAACCTAATCCGTGGGCAAATGTTGCTCAGGGATTTGCACAAGGTGTAGGCGCTGGAATAACACAACGTCTTACGCGAGGTGGAAGCTAAATGGCGACATTAGAAGAAGCATTATACGGCCTTAACTTTTCACCAGCACAAACTGGTTATGGTATCGGCCAACAAGCATTGGCTCAAGCTACACCACAGCTTATCAACCCATACGGCTCAACAGGACAGGCTATTGGTATCAGCCTTGGGTCAGTATTGCTTCAGTCATTATTGGGCTACCAGGCTAGGTCTCAAGCTGCTCAGGATACTTTGCAAGCCAATACTCTAGCGAACCAGATGATGAGCATGACTACGCCGCAGGCTAGGACTGACTTTATTGGTGGGCTTGATGCATCCCCTGACATTGGTGGCAGATTGTCTACGCTGTCTACTGCGTTGACTCAGCAGGAGTTGGCAAGCAAGGCTGCATCGGCACAACAGCAAGCTAAGTTTAAGCAAGACGTAACATTAGAAGCAATCAAACAAGGAGCGAGACCACCTGAGTTTGCTAATCTGTTTGGTAAAAGCGTAGAGGAGCAATTAGCACCACCACCAAAAGAAGGCATTTTTGGAGAGTATGAAACTACGGCGCAAAAACGTGACCGTTTAATCAAACAAGCGAAAGGTTTGGGGCTACCTCCAAGCGAACGGTTGGATTACGCAACTAAGAATCTTAAAACCGAAGAAACGCAAACAAAAACTGCATTAGAAAATATCAATAAGATTCGTCAGTCTGTTGCAAATGCTGATGCCATGATTTCCAAGGCAACAGCAGGTATTGCAGGCGCAGGAGAAACTGGTGGACCTGCTTTGATAAGCAGCGTAAGAGAACTAGCCTCTGGTATGTATCAGTATGCGCCAACTGAAGGTGGACTAAAAGAAAAACAGCAACGAGCATCTCAAAAAGAATTAGATTCTATACGCCCAGAGGTTGTTAAGGAGTTAAAGTCTCCAGGTGCTGTTTCTAACTTTGAAACGCAAATGTTAATTGGATCTGGTCCATCTTCAGCCAACACACCAACTGAAAATGCTCGTTTATTGCAAAACATGATTGAGATAAACAAGCTCAACAATGAGTATGCTAATTTTGTAGAAACTTACGTTCAAGACAAAGGTGATGCTTCAGGAGCCGACTTGTTATGGAATAAATACAAGAAGGATCAAGTTTTAAAAAACAATCAGATCAATCCTAATCGTTTACCCTGGGAAACTTATTTTGCTCAACAAAAGGGGGAACAGCTATCACCAATGCCGCAAGTTAAAACTGATATAGAACAACGCAAGGCAGTTCTTAGACAGCAAATTGCTCAAAAAGAAGCTGAGAAGCAAGCAAGATTACAGCAAGGGCGATAGTCATGGCAGATATTGATCCAGAATTAGCTGCATTAGAAGCTAAGAACGCCAGCTTAGATGCAGAATTGAATCAACTCCCAACAGCAACGCTAAGCGAAGGTTATTCATTAAAACAACTTGGCTATGATGTTACTACAGGACCACTAAAAGCTTTTGCTGGGCTAGCCGATGTAATAACGACTCCAGCAATCGCAGCAACACGTCAATTCGGATATAATGTTCCATATTTCCCAATTTCTAAATCGCTGGAGCAAGATTTAGCTGTATTGGCGCCTCGGTACGGCTTCCAAGAAAAAACTATTCCGCAAGAAGTGTTGTCTTATGCAACCCCAACTGGTCCAGGTAAAGTTATCCCGCAAGCAGTATCTGGGTTGGCTTCATATTTAGGAGTAAAAGCGGCCGAAGAGTACGCTCCTGAATCTCCTGGATTACAACTTGCTGCAAGTTTAGTTGCTCCTGCCGCATTAAAAACAGGAACAAAACTTGTTGGCGCTACCGCTCCTAAATTGACAGAGCAAGGTCGAGCTATGCAGCGAGCAGCCGCTGGCTTCGGAAAAGGTGACTATGTAAAAACGTCAGGAAAACGACAAGCAGTACAAACGGCTGCGGGTGATACTATCAGCCTTACTCAATCTCAAGCTGATAACGTAATTGATAAGGGGTTTCTGGGTAAGTCGTCTAACCCAGGGAAACAACTAACTACGCTTGATGCCAATATCGATCAAACAAATCAGACAATTAGCAATCTCATTCAGAATGTGTCTGGACCTGTAACAACGCCACAGTTTATTGATGTTGTAGGGGCTAATCAAAAAGGTAAGTTTGGTGGTGAGAATGAAAATACAATAGCTGCCGCTATTGCTGACTTGAAAAGCCGCATAGATCGTTTCAAAGGGGCAGCAAAACTTGAATATATTCAAGAGCAAAAAAAATACTATGGCTCAAAGTATGATCCTAAAGGCATCACTAAAGATGCAAAGTTTAATCGAGCTATGTACCATGAGTTGCAGAAGCATATTGAGCGTTATGCTCCAGAGGTAAAACCATTAAATAAAGATTTACAAGGAATGCTCCTGGCAAGACCAGTAGTTGCTACTAGACAAGCTGCTGATGCTGCTGACAAAGGAAGATTACTTAAAAACCTTGTAAAGTTTTTTCTTTACACAAGCGGCGGTGGTGGCATTCCAGCTCTTGTTGGCGCTACTGGTGGAATACCCGCTGGCGTTTTATTGGGTGCTGGTTTAGGTGCTTTAAGCACCCCTACAGGAATGAAGCTTACGGGCGGCACTTTACGAGGGGCAGGATCACTAGCAGAAAGCATTGGAAACTTTGCCCCTGGTATTACTAGACCATTAACAAGTGCTGCCTTGTCTCAAACGACAGAACCAACAACAAACGCAGCCAATTTAACTGCGCCACAAATAACAACAGGAACTGGTGAAGATGATTTAGAAGCGATGAAAGCTGAATTGCAAGCACTTGAAGCGCAAACGCAGCCAACGCAAACAACAGCCATTGAGCAACCTGAATCAGTCAAAGTAGGTAAGCAAGACGTAAGCATACCAGTAGGCAAGCAATACGCTCCACCTAATTTGGTAAAGGCAATGATTGATGTTGAATCAAGTTTTAATCCGAAAGCTGTAAGCCCGAAGAAAGCAAAAGGCTTACTGCAACTTATGCCTGGTACTGCGAGTGATTTAGGTCTAGCAGAGAAAGACATCTTTGATCCAAATAAGAATGTTGAAGCTGGCAGTCGTTACATGAGGCAGCAGATGAATCAAATAGAGGATCTGCAAGCAAGCATTGCTGCGTATAATTGGGGCATTGGAAACGTTCTTACTGCTTTAGATAAGGCAGAGGCTAAGGGTAAGCCAAGAACGTGGGCAAGCATACGAAGAAGTGCGCCATCCGAAACGCAGCAATATGTAGATAAAGTTTTAATGAAATATAGAATGTTGGAAGCATAAGGAGAGAGTCATGGCTTGGGCTGGTGGAACATTTACAAGAGCGAACGGAGCTAACGAGTGGGTAACAGATTTCAACAATGGCGTTGGCATTGAACCTGCTCGTCACGATACTCAGGACAATGATTTAGCTACTGGTATTAATAATTGTCTAACTAAAGACGGGCAAAATACTCCAAATGCGAACCTTCCTATGGGAGGATTTAAGCACACTGGCGTCGCTAACGGTTCTGCAAGAACTGATTACGCTGCGGTAGGTCAGGCACAAGATGGAGATTTTGTTTGGTTGGGAACTACTGGTGGTACTGCTACGGCGCAGACGGCAAGCGCAACTCCCGCCATTACAGCATACAAGGCTGGGCAGAAGTTCCGGCTAAAAGTCGGTAGCAGCCTTGGCTCAACGGGCGCAACCAATACGGCACATACGCTCAACATCAACAGTCTCGGCGCTAAAAACATCGTAAACAATGAGGACGCATCGAACCCCACTCTCGGTACATGGATCGGTGGCGCAATAATGGAGTTGATTTACGATGGCACTAATTTTGTCATCACTAATGACCCTGGGGGGTGGATTGATTGGAGCTTGGTCGCTACTCCTGGCGGCACCATGACCTTTACATCTATCACGTACTCACGCAAAAAGTTTCGCAAGATTGGAAAGATTGTTCACATGAGCTATCAGCTCGACGGCACTACAGGAGGCACCGCATCTACATTCATCGAGTTAAACCTGCCCGTAAATGCCAGCATAGCATCTAGTCAGGCTCCAATAGCGGGGTTTACGTTTGATTCTAGTTGGCAGGTCGCAAATGTCGTGGTCATTTCAACTACTACCCTACGGCACTATAAAGATGCGGCAAGTAGTGGGAACTTTGCTTTAGCTGCGGGCAAATATATCACTGCGACTGTAACCTATGCAGCGGTGTAATATGAATTATATAAACATCTGCCCAAGCTCCTTTAATCCAGAAGACTGCACCGATGAGTTTATCGCCGATTACTGCAAGGCATGGCGGAACCGCGAACTAGCCGCATCGGACTGGACGCAGCTCGGTGATTCACCAGTAACTAACAAGGCTGATTGGATCGCATACCGCAGAGCGTTGCGCGATCTAACTAAACAGGGACCAGACCCTAAGACTTGGGTACTTCCAGAGGCTCCATAATGAAGCGGCTACGCTTAGTGCGAGTTACGGAGTACAACAACGCAACACTTGGTGTGTTGTGTATTGATGACTCGCCTGAGTTTGTAACGTTAGAAGATGCCTGGCGAGATAATGAACGCATGATTAGCTGCATACCTGTGGGGCGGTATAAAATTATGCCAAGGAATAGCCCTAAGTTTGGAAAGACTTGGCAGGTGATGGACGTGCCTGAACGTGATCATATTTTGTTTCACGCTGGCAATACGCATAAGGATACTAACGGCTGTATCTTGTTGGGTATGCAGTTTAGCAAGATAGACAGTGAGCCGGCTATATTGGCATCACGGTCTGCGTTCTTGCAGTTTATGGGCAAGCTATCAGGTTGTTTAGAAGCTGAACTAATTGTCATTGATGCTTACGGGGGTGGGAGGGTGCATTGATGAGCGAAGATTTCTTGCAGGTAAAGTATTGGTTTGACCTCATGGTGAAAGCCATCATCGGTGTGGTTGTGTCTATTGTCGGCATGGATTACCGCAGTGTAAAGAACTCACTTAAAGAGCTTGAGCAGAAGAAGTATGAGTTAGTTATGCAAGCAGAAGTGACTCACATTGAGTTAGTAGCGGTTAAGGATAGGTTAGATCGAATAGAGAAGAAGTTAGATCGAGCATTGGAGAAATGAGGTGGCTGATAGCATTACTAGCGTTTATTGGTAGTGCTCAGGCTCAGGCACCTAGTTATCTTGCTTTGTGTCACCCTAAGTTTAGCTGTGATGCCGCTATAAAGTCCTACAATGGCCAGGAAACGATTGTAGCGGGTTGGTTAGAGAATACCTTCGGTAGCGATTGCAAGTGCGCTGACAGGCTATTACAGGACACTAGACCAAAGGTAGTACGGGTCCATATAGCCAATTCACCTTGCATGAGAAACAAGCGATGCGGGAAGTATGAGATTCTCTACGGGCAAACAGCGGCATCGGCTAGCAGGGAGTTTATACGAGGTAGAGGGCAGTCAGTTGCCAGGTTTAAAAGGGTGCTAGGTAGGTTAAAGGTAAGGTTAAGTAAGGCTGTAGGTCCGATGACGTGTTATGTAGCGCCTTGTTTGGAGTGTGACCTAAATGGACGAGCAAGAAGAGTTATGGGTGCTCTTGTATCTAGTGCTTTGCCTGGGTGTAACATTGTGGATAATCCTTACCGCCAATCGTGTTTATCTGGAACCACCTGTGAGAAGCATGGAACAAATCCTAGACTCTCTACCCCTTGTATAGTTGATTTAGACGGCATAGACGGCTCTACAATTAACGTAAAGAAGTGGGTTGATAAGTATAGACACTGCGACCTAACCTATTACTGGGAGCCGTGGATGAACTGCATACGGGGTAAGTTCATAGATCCAAGAAGTAGAAACTGTAAGTACGATAGTAGTTTGTTTGAGTATACCAGAGGAATTATATGCCAATACTTTTATCCATTGTCCGACACTTGCTCACCTTAGCCGCTGGTGGATTGCTTACCATTGGCGTGACTGAGGAAGCCGCACAGGGTCTAGCTAAAGCTGCTGAGCCTGTAGTTGCTGGCGCTGTTGTCTACGGCGTTAGTCAGGTTTGGTCGATTGTTGACAAGAAAAAGAAGCGTTAATAGAAACCTTTGTAGCGGCGTGAGCGGTTGATTGCTTGTTCTGGAAACTCAGAGTTAATCAATCGTTCTAGTCGCTTCCTTACTTTCTCTGCGCCTGCCGGAAAGTTAAGAAAGTTCTCGCAGATATACTCTAGGTTGTAAGGTTTGGATTTTAGCTCATAGAAAAACCAGTCTAGCCCGATGTTATGGCACTTCTGTGAGTCAGAGGTAGGGCAAGCGTAGTCTAGTAAAGCTCGCTCTATTACAGCCAGCCAGAGTAATTGTTCTGGCGTAGCTTTATGATCAAACGGTTCCGTTTCGTTTATCTTCTGTTTTTCTTGCATCTTGCAGTTTCAACCAATCTTCTAAGTACATTGTGACTAGCCAGGGGCGCTGTTTTTTTCGATGCACTACAACTGGTGTTCGGTCCCCGCAATCTCTAGTTGCTTGGTCCATGGCTTTGTCTATGTTTAGAGCTTCTACCATCTTACACTCAAGATGGAACTGACTAAGCTCATGGCACTCTACGTCTGAGTTGCCAGCCTTACCGCAAAACTGCTGTGTGCGGTGTGCTTGATAGCCGTACTCTTTTAGGCGATTGGCTAGCTCACGTTCAGCTCTGGCGCCTTTGGCTCGTGAGTTTACCACAATGCCTCCTGTAACTTAGTCTTGACAATTATGGACCAAGTACAACAGGGCTACAACTCAATAATAGGTGTTCTCAGTTTCCGCTACTGACCAGCGGTTACAATCCTCTGCTGACCAAGCTGTGTCGAGTGTAGCATAATCTCGTGTTGGTGCTGTTGGATTGTTTCCAATAAAAAAGGCATCCTTGAAGACGAGTCTATTGGTAGGCAGAGCTGCGACTTGTCCGTTATCAAGCAAAACGACATGGGCACATTTGTTTTGATCGGGTTGGAGCAGGAAAGCAGACTCAGACTCAGAATCAGGTAGCCAGTCAATCGTAAACCAGTAAGTGCCCGATACTTTGGTTTTGTCTTTAAGAACGGCGTCACACTGATAGTCTTTTAGGATGTCAAAGGTGGTGACTACGGGGCGGTAACTGAAACAATCCCATAGTTGAAGAAGGTCCAGAGGGTATGTAGAACCGTCGCCACTAGTAGTGTCATGCCAAAGCCAATGAAGAGGAATATGGCGAAAGTGAGCGCCTGACTCAAGTAGTACATGAAACTGGATCGCTCTTGCTTTGTAGGATTGTATTGCAAATGCGTAGCCATGTTCGAAACCTTCTTTACCGTTTAAGTTTTTAGCTTCTATCCAGACTTTAAGCGGGGGTATGTCTGCGTTCATTTACTCCTCCTTCGGCGCTTCGGGTAGCGGCATCCAGTGGGTAATAAAACTAATGCAATCAATCTTGTCTTTGAAGTAATTAGGTTCGTCGTTTACGCTCCAAAAATTACCATCAAACCATCCATAAGTTGGACAAAGCGATTTTAAGGAACAGCACAGAACTAGAATGTTTAATTCCGGCAGCCTATCCTTTACGCTAATCCATTGCGGCGCTGCTGCTTGGTAGCCAGCGAGAAAAGCATCTTTAGCATGTGAGTATACTTCTTGTTCTTCTCCTATAAGAGACTCATAGCATTCTCCAAAAATGTTAAAAGCATACTCCTCTGCTAATTGCTTATGATTTATCATCTTCTACCTTAAATATGTTTTGGTTATTATCGCAAACTACTACTTGCGCTACTAACCCTAGTTTATCTAGCTTAGCTTTATTGTTTTGATAGTATTCATTACTCATAAACATAATGTCTGGAACTACTTCATCTAATTGCTTTTCAAATTGTTCTAAACACATACGCATATCTGCCTTAGTTTTGTCGTCAGTCATAAGCGCCTCCTCTGCCATCTCTTCAGGTGTCTTGCTCATCTTCTACCTCTTTTAATGCCTTTGTAGCGTCTTTAAACATTCTTTCAATGCTTCGCATCGCGTCTTGAAAACCATTCACAAATGCTTGCGAAACAGTCTTATTATTTAACCGCTCAAATACGTTTGCTGCGATTTTTTCAGCTAAACTTTCACTGTTTGTGTAGTTAGCAGCTCTTATTTGCATCACATAACTTGTCCCTATTATTTCGCCTTCTTTATATCCCAAATTGTATTCTTTTTGTTCTTCTGGTGTCTTATTCATCTTGTTCCTTTGCTACTGGTATAAGGTCTGTCAATTTTACGCCATCTCTTCAGGTGTTTTGCTCATATCTACCTTTCAAACGAATCCATAGGTGTTTTCATAATTCTCTACACTTTACACTCATTTCGAGTTCTGTTGGGTCTAGCAAAGCAGACTGCGGCACAAAATAAGCTGGTCGCTCTCCTGTTCGCCAGTGCTGCGATTGCTTGCCGTCCTTACCGCTGATCCAACCTCTAATCTCGTATGTAGGATACTGACCAACTACAAGCACAAACAAAGCCTCACTGTTATCCTTGTCATGCAAAATTAACGAGCCGTCTAAACGCTTGGTATGCCGCACTTGATAACGTCCCACATCGCCTTCTAGCGTGTTTGGATCATTAGCAAGTGCGTTCCAGTATCTTCCTAGCCACTTTGCCACTACCAGTTCAGCACCAGCGCCTTCAATGTCCATGCCCCACATATCTATTGTTGGTGTGCCATTTGTGTGTTGCCGTTGTCGTTTAACAGCGGCAAGCCTACGAGTGACACCAACAGTAGCAGCGTTAAGCATTTCCACGTTGGATAGTGTTATGGGTATTGGCGTGAACATGACTAGAAAGGCAGGTCATCTATTTCATTTTGCGATAGTTCGTAGGTCGCTGGCTTGCCTACCTGCCCTTGACCGCTTGTTACACCTTCAGCCTTATGCACTTCAGCACCACCACAAAAGTCTAGAGCGCCTTGCAGCATAATAATAAGATTACCCAGGTCCTCTTTAAACCAGTATTTAGACTCCTTCCACTCGTTTGATACTTTGTCCTTGTAACGCTTGCTGATGCTGATTGAGTAACCACCATTACGGGTCTCCCACACTGCTACGCTAACGCCTTTTTCTTTAAAATCCTTCACTGGCTTATTCATACTTTTCCTTAGTTTGTTTGTTACGTTTTCCAATACTGTTCCCAGTTTCACCATGTCCCTGGACACTCGGTCATTTCCTCTGGTACTATGCTGATAAGCATATTTCATATATGCCTCCTAGTTACGCCCGTCAGAGTTCACTTAAACGGAGTCTGGCGGGTTTTTTATTTCCTCAACTATCTGCTTTGCCCAACGCAAGCCATCGGCTTGACCTAGTTCAAACACTGACAAGTGTTCGTCTGTATCAAACTGAGCAAGAACTGCGTCAAGTGCCGCTAGAATCTCAATCATGCTTTTTGCGGTAGAAGTTGATGACATCTTCAATCACATCCATAAGAAACTGACCTGTTGACGTTGATATTTCCTGCAAATAATTGATCGATTCGACACGATAGTAAGTAGTGTGACGTTTCCACCCGTCTCTTACGTGCTTGGCATCGTCTCGCTTCCAGTCCCGCTTCTTCTTCTTTCGTCTCTTGAGTGAGTGCTCTGTTACCATATACAACTTGCTCCGTTCTTACTTTTAACAACTCTTGCTTATGCTTCGTCTTCACTTGGTGCCTCCACAATGCACTGTGTCATGCGTTCTAAGCGTATCGGTGCTCGCCAGACGTGCTCTCTGACTTCCCTTGCTTCACATTCCCGTAAGTACTGCTCCGCTGCTGCCTGATGTTTTTCAGGTAACTTAGTCACATCGTAGTAGGTAGGCTGTGTGCGCTTCTTAATTTCAGCCGCAATATCCATCGGCTTTAAACCTTCTACTTCTACGCCTTCCTTTTTAAACCCAAGCACCTCGCCCGTTTTGGTGCTCACTACTACCTCATGACCTTCAATCGGTTGAGGTGTAGGAGCGGCAAATGATGCTGGCATCTCCTCTGCTGTGTAGAGACCGCCTAATTCCTGAATGAACGCTTCACGAATAGCTAAACTCTTTGCACACTTACTTAACATTACCGTCGGCATTTGAGCCCATATAGGAGTCTTCTTGCCGTACTCAGCTAGGTAAGCTGTCGCTACTGACGGAAAGCGCCTATCTTTGCGATAGACTTTCACAGTGCTGCTAATAAGTGTTTTGTCGTCCCACTCATAAGTCACTTCCATACCGTCAAACTGTGGGTGCGAGTTAGCTATGCGCAGAAAGCCGTTGATCCCCGTCATTAGCTGTAGGCGTCCACCTGCTTTGATAGCCCAGATTTCTTTGGTGGCAGGGTTTAGTCCTGTAACCCTGCACATCTCAGCAAACAGCATAAACTCAGGTTCGGTAAGTCCTGGCGCTACTGTGTTTCGAAGAGCGTGAAGCATCTCGATTGAATTGTTTGTTGTTGTTAGTTCTTTACTCATAGTTTTCCTTTGATTCGTTCACATTCTTGCCAAAACTCGTACCAGCTCTGTTCGTTTTGTTGCTCCCTGCGCTGCCCGTAGTTCTCCAGATAGTCATCTAGTGCCCTACAGCCTGCGCATGGTGCCTTAGCATCGTATTCATCGGCGGGTTGTTCATACCCACACTCAACACACTCAACTGTTTCGGTCATATACCCTCAGTTATCCAGAACTCTGGGTTAGCGTTGTAAACTGCCTCGTCTATTGCTTCGAGCAATGTTTCCGACGGTTGTTGTGTGTGTAATTCTAAACTTCCCCACCCTTTTAACGGTGTGAAATGAATGCGCCCGTCTTCACTTCTCACTTCAACATCAAAAGCGTAGCCGTTGTGTTCAAGTGACACTGTTTTTCTGTTGATTGTTTTTACGATCATTTGTTCCTCCTAGTTACAAAAGGTTCCTACTGATTACAGCATTATCCTTTCGCTGTAAACAGGTTTAATACTTTATTCGCATATTGTTTACCTTCTCGGCATTGAACACGCCCACAGTTGTAGACTGTGAGAGCGTCTCTAAGGCTGCCAAGTCGGTCTATCTCTTGTCGTAGTATCAACGCACCGCACCGTAGGTTTGAAACTGGGTCAAACAACTCTCCAGCATCTTTAAGCCCACAACGGCGGTAATTCGCTGGCATGACCTGGCTTAGACCAAGTGCTCCAACAGGTGAGACAGCTTGCTGACGATACCCAGACTCCACTTTTACCAGCGCATGAAGCAATCTGGGGTGGAGTTGGTACGCCTTAGCCGCTCGGTCTACCTCTGCTTCTATTAAGCCTCTGGAAGGCTCTATAGGAGCACGAAGTAGCCTGGTCTGATGGTAGACAAGGGTCTCAGGTAACGCCGTGTAGCAAGCCAATACGACAATTGCAGCGCATAACCAGCCGCTACTTGCTTCTTGGCTCATCGTCGGGTGACTGTGGCTTTAACGGCAGCCGCAGGGTCATCCCCTAGTACATAGACACGAAACCCAACGGCGCAGGTCACTACGCCCACGAAAAAAGCTAGGTGTAGAACAGTTACAGCGATGCCCGTAGGCGTGAACAATAGGTCTTTGATAGCTTTCATTTATGCCTCCTTACTTTAAGTTTTCCACAGCTTGTGAACAGTCCTGCCACAAGTAACATTTGAGCGGAATATTATGGGTTTTCTGCGATTCTTGGCGTTCGTCCACTCGACTTATCCACAGCTTTCCACCCATCTCAATACCCGTACAGCCTTGAAGGGCGATAAGGGTAATCACTGCGACTATTGCGTAGCCTACTCGTACTATTGTTTGCATATACATTTCTCCTAGTTGTTGTACTGCTTAATATCCAAAATCGAATCCCTTAAGCGGTTGCCCAAGAGCATCATTAGGCACTACCCGCTGAACTGTTTCCTCGCCTGTTAAATCAGAGTCGAAAATGTTCCGCTTGGGCTTGGTGGTTGTCACGATGCTGTACCCAGTGCCCCAAGGTCCGTTATCCTGTGGGATTGGTAACACTGGCTGAACTGGTAGCCCGTACACGGGGGCTAGCTGTTGTCTTAGCCCATATGCCTCTCTAAATACGTCACTGACAGGGTCATTGGATTGCGCCGAAGCCAGACAGGGTAAAAATGCTAGTGCTGTGATTATTCTTTTCATGATTAGTTCTCCTTTAAGCTACAAACACATTGCCGCCAATTTTATCACCGGATTTAGGCGTAGCATCAACTATCGCTTGTATATCTTCTGGTGATAATTGGTGAATCTCAATGTTTGGATGATTAATTAAATGCAAACTATTGCAATAGGTTGATCCGGTCTTGTAGTTACATCGAGCTTTCCCCGTTGTTATATCCACAATCATGACAAGGCGGTCCCCTTGAACAAATCGTCTGTTTGGATTTGTTGAATCAACTGGATAAACAACGCACTCATCAGCTTTCCGCATTTTACCTACTTTCAACATTACTTGTTTCATATTTGTCTCCTTAGTTACATAAACAATTTACTGTTTACAGCATCACTATGACAGAAAAGATTACAGCAAGCAACTAATAGATTCGGTATTTTTTATTATTTCTTTACGGTTATTTCGTGAGAGGGTATAAGTAGGGGAAATAAAACAAGAGCGGGCTACCGTCGAAAGTAAAACCCGCTCTTTAAAAAGGAACTGATATGCCAAAGATACCATCTCTCAATGCGTTTTTCAACGTAAACAAAGCGTTACTTTTGATTCTGGGACCGTACGAAACTATCGTGCTTGCTTATGTTGCGGAATGGCAAGCGAAAGGTAAGCCGTGTTTTTCTTCTCGTAAAACCATCGCGGCTGAAACAGGCTTTTCGGAAAAAACAGTACAAAACACGGTAAAAAGTTTAGTCGGAAAAGGGTACCTTGCAATCTCTCATTACAAACGAAAACGCATCTTAACACTGACCGACAAAGGGGGTATTTCGTACCCCCAGAGGGGGTATAAGATACTCAGTGAGGGGGTAAGAGATACTCAGATGAGGGGGTACGACGTGCTCACTACTAATAAAGAGATTACTAATAAAGATATTACTAATAAGAAATTACTAAAGAGTGATTTAGTATTTAAGGAAACAGAAAAGGAACCTATGGCTAAAGAATCAGAAAAAGAAAAAGAACTACGCCTTCGATTAAACGCTTTAAGAAATGATCCTCAAGGTTGGGAAGACCATGGCTCTTTTCTAATTAAGTTCGACCCAGAGACTAGAACTACGCTTCGCAAGGCTAAGCTTGTTCACCCTGAAAAGACTTGGAATGGTAAAGGTGACTGGAGTGACCTACCTGAATAGGCTTAAAAGCCTCTAGGATGGTCGCTGTTAAACTATAAAGGGTAGAGGTAGGGATACCCCTAGGCTACAAGGTGGATGCAACCTAGGGGCTTGTAGGGGGTTATTCGTAAACAGCTATTTGAGGCGTAGAGTTATCTTTGCAGGTCTTAATATGCTTCCGGTCTGTTCTGTTTATCGGCAAGTAGTACCTCACGCAAAGATCGTTATTCTCATTTACTGCTACTTTACCGATTCGATATTGACCGTTTTCATCAATAACTACCGTTGGAGCAGATACGACACCAACAGGAAAACTCTTTAGTTTCTTGCTCATATACCTACCTCGTTATTAAACAGATTATACCTACAATGCCGCTGACTAACGGCGCTGCTATGCTCAAGATGCGGTCGAATGTGCTCATATATTCTCCTTTGGTTAGTTAGCGTTAATTTCTACAGCGTCACCGATATACCTAAGCCCGTCAGCAAGGCCAAACGCAGGTGAGTAGGTCCAGGCATAATCGTTGGAGCCATAACGCTCGTTGGCTACAGCCTCGCAACTAGCGTTGCTGCTACCTGTAATTGTCGCTATATGTTCGTTACTCTCAATATTGTAAACGTATAGTGTGCTCATATATTCTCCCTAGTTACTATCAGTTACTTACTCAATACAGAATAGTTTACAGCAAGTATGATGACCATGCAAGTATTATCGGATTATTATTTTTGCGCTTCAATGAAAAATAGTTTACTGGTGAGATATGCTAGGGTTCACAGTGAGCCATCCTCGAAAGAATAAGTTTTATGTCCCGCCGTGTACTGTACTAGAAGGGTTCAGACATACCCTACGTAGTTCTAGGGGTAACCTATACCGTGCAGTACGCTATCATCTCAAGATGGGTAGGAGTGAGTTCGCTAAGCATATCGGCGTATCCTATGGCTCATTACGCTATCGTGAGCGCACCAAACAGCTGTATCACCCAATCGAGATAGGCGTACTGTTCAACGCTAGCGGTATGACATGGGATGAGTTCGGACAGTTACTCAATGATATCGCATAGTTACATGAGCCAAGGTACTGCTAGGTTGCTTACTAGTATTAGAAAACTAGTTACCTATCCTGATTTCGGTAATGATTCCAACGGCTTAGAATCCCTTTCCATAGCTACAGTTTCCAAAACCAAAACGATTTTGAAAACAAGCAGGGTACCGGTTATGTATATATCCAATCCCGCATATAAAAATCCCAGTACATTACTCAAACATTGTTCTGCATTTGCCTAATAGAGTTTTTATGACTGACGACGATTTAAAACGAGATGAAGTTGCTGGGTTTGAGCCTATTATAAAAAATCCTGAAGTAGAGGTATTGCCACCTGTATTGCGTGAGATACCGCATACAAGGCACCACGTTAAGAATGAGCAGCTTGGTTTACAGATACGGGACTTAGCCAGGCTAGGTCTTTCTAAGTCGTCTACGGCGCTTGCAGCACGCTTATCGACGCATTTGCTAGAGAAGTATTACCTAGAGGAGTTCCTAGAGGGTCAGGCTGAGATGCAGCGTGGATTAGCTTCTGTGGCTGTGTCTGAGGCTATGAATGGTAATACGCCTGTATTGCTTCACTTGTTAAAGACTAAGCTAGGGTGGAGTGAGCAGCATCAGATTGAGATTTCTGGAGAGGTTAGGAGTGTTGTTAGTTCTAAGCCATTAACCAAGGAAGAGTTTATCCAGCGGTATTTGGATAAAGAGTGAAGCGTAAGAAGGTTGTAGTTGAGAGGTTAAGATACTTTAGGTGTCCTTACTGTAAGTTGGTAGGCATGGAAGTACCTATGAGTGAGGTTATTTATTGCAGGGTTAGGTTTTGTAGGGGTGTAATTGAGGTGAGTAAGCACGAGGTAACTAAAGAGGATTACGACAGGGTATGGGGATAGAACACAGACTTAAAGAAAGTGATGCTGAGGTTAAAAGGTGTCCTGGTTGTGGGTATATTAGTACGGTTAAGGTAGCCGATGATAAACCGTATGTTAGTTTACAGGCTGGAGAGACTGGACCTTACTTTGTGTGCCAGAACTTCAAGTGCAATGTAGAGCGGATTTATAGTGATAATGCGGTGATGGTGAGTGGGAAGTGATTAAACCTTACTACCAAGATAATTACGTTACTTTATATCACGGGGATTGTAGGGATATTTTACCTCATTTAGAGCCAGTTGATTTGGTGCTTACTGATCCGCCTTATGGAATGGATTATCACAGCAATTGGCGGGCAAAACATGAGCAATTAGGCGGCATTGTAAATGATGACAAGTTTCCTAGTTGGATATTTGAAGAAATTAAATACAAAGTTGCCATGTTTGTATGGTGTCGATGGGATAATCTGTATCAACTTCCAAAACCAAAAAGTTTTATAGTTTGGGACAAAGGCAGCCATTCTATGGGGGATTTACAACATGAGTTTGGTAGACAGTGGGAAGGGTGCGCTTTTTACCCTGGAATCAATCATTTTTTTGTTTATCGACCCACAGACATTATAAGAGTTCCACGAATCAATGGTTCTAGTCTTCGTCATCCAACAGAAAAACCTGTGAATGTAATGTATCCATTTTTAAGATGTCATAAAATTGGAACGATGCTTGACCCTTTTGCAGGAAGTGGAAGTAGTTTACGAGCAGCAAAAGACCTTCAATGGAAAGCAATTGGCATTGAAATTGAGGAAAAGTATTGCGAATTAGCTGCCAAGCGTTTACGGCAAGAGGTATTGCCGCTGTGAGTGATTGGTTTGCAGACCAGCGCACCGATGAGAATATCGTATGGTCGCCTCAACCTGGCGCGCAGGAAACTCTAGTAAACTGCCCTATTACCCTTATTGGCTTCGGTGGTGCCCGTGGAGGCGGTAAAACTGACGGGGTATTGGGTAAGATGGCAGTAGACCAAGAACGCCTTGGCGCTGATTTTAACGCTATCTTCTTCCGTAAAGAATTACCCCAGGCAGATGACCTTATTGAGCGAGCTAAGCAGATTTATTTGCCCCTAAAAGCTCATTGGCAGGACCAGAAAAAGCAATTCACTTTTGTAGGTGGTGGACGCTTGCGGTTTAGACCATTAGCAAATGATGCTGATGCTGAAAAATATCAAGGTCAGTCGTTATCTCATGCGGCTATAGAAGAGGCGGGAAACTACTCTGACCCAAGCTGTATCTGGAAGCTATTTGGAGCACTCCGAGGTAAGGGTGGTGGTCAGGTTATTCTTACCTTTAACCCAGGCGGTGTAGGGCATGGCTGGCTAAAAGAGTTGTTTATTAGGCCAGCACCCAGAGGCATGAAGGTTTTAGAAAAGTTATTACCTAACGGCGCTAAGTTTGATTACATCTATATTCCAAGTCGGGTGGTGGATAATCAAATACTGTTAGCTAGAGACCCTGAATACATTAACCGTTTGCACATGGTAGGTAGTCCAGAGCTAGTGCGAGCATGGTTAGAAGGAGATTTTGAGATTCATGAAGGCAGTTACTTTCCAGAGTTTAGCTCTAAACATATTATTGCTCCTTTCAACGTCCCAAAGCACTGGCCCCGCTATTTGGGGTTTGATTGGGGTTATAGTTCCCCTTTTGCTGCTGTCTGGGGTGCTGTTAGCTCTGGACGTGATGATGGAGGTAATGAAGTTCCGTATCCAAAGGGAAGTCTTATTATCTATCGAGAAATGTGGGGAAAAGGAGTCGATAACGTTGAGCAAGCAACTAGAATCGCTTCAGCATCCGTGGGAGAAAATCCAATAGCGGTAGCTGACCCAAGCATTTTTAAGTGTGATGGTGGTCCTAGTATTAATGAGCAGTTCTCAAACGTGTTTGCTAAGTACAAACATCCACCGTTTAGAAGAGCCGATAACGACCGTATTTCAGGTTGGTCTCAGATACGACAACGCTTAGTCGCTAAACCTCCGTTACTCTATATTTTTGCAACTTGCCCATACCTCTTAGAAACTCTACCATCCATGTCAATAGACAAAAGGCATCCAGAGGATTTGGACACAACTGGGAATGACCATGCCGCAGACGCTTTACGCTACCTCTGCAAAGCACGGTTAATTGACTCTAAGTGGGAACAACCAGCACAGGTTTTCAATAAAGGTGTGATACAACTACAAAGCTACATCGAAAAGATTAGGGCGAGAAACGCAAAAAGTAGAATATGAAGAAAGTTGCTAAGTCACTTGTAAAGAAATACTCGCCTCGCTGGTGGAAGCAACAAATCACTATCTCCGAAGACCGCCGTAAACGCTTTATAGGCGATGCTGAAGAGTCCATAAGGGTATACAACGCCCAAAAGCAGATCGACAGCCTAAAGGACGCCCAGCGCCGCTTAAACGTATGGTGGTACTGCATTAACACCCTACTACCTGCCTATTACAGCTCTACCCCTAAAGCCGAAGTAAACCTAAGAAAGCGCACAGGTGGCATACCATACGAACTTGGTAGCATTATCCTTGAGCGTAATACCCAGTATTCAATGGATTGTCATTTTGACTTTGACAAAATTGGATACAATGCAGCTTTGCAGTTTTTGCTTACTGGGCAAGCTGTACTCTGGGCTAGGTACGAGCCTAAGTTTGAAACCGTATTCCAGCAAATAGCCGTCATACAGAACGAGGACGGCTCTTATTCTGACGGCAATGGTAACGCCTTTACCGATGAGTTAGAGGACATTACCGAGGCTCCTGGCGGCTTATTACTGGCGTCTGTAAAGGTAGAACAAAAAGTCAGTGAACGAGCAGTTCTAGACGTAGTGCAATACAATGATTACTTTTGTTCTGATGCTAGAAACGAGTCAGAAATAGAGTGGCAAGCAAGACGAGCGTTTCTTGATAGGGACCAAGCCGAAGCTCTATTTGGTGCAGAAAAAGCCGAAATGCTCAGCTATGATAGTTTCCCAGAGGTTATTAAAAAGGAAATCGCTAGAAACCAAGACAAATATGACGGCAAAGCTGAAGTGTTTGAAATCTGGTGCCAAGCTACAAACAAAGTCTATTGGATTCAAAAGTCAGGCGATAAAATCCTAATTGATGAAACTGAACCACCAATTAAGTTTGAAAAGTTCTACCCCTGTTCTGCTATCCGTCAAAGTCTTGACCCAGACAGCGTAATCCCAGTTTCAGACTACGCACACGTTAAAGATCAAATCTTAGAGGTTGAGCGGCTCACTACCCGTATTCATGCAGTCACCCAGGCCATTCGCACTAACTTTGCGTATGACTCAGCTATGGGTCAAACCATTGAGCAAATCTTTCAAGATGACCTAAAAGGCGTTCCTGTTAATAACTGGACGTCAAATCAAGGTCGTGGCGGTCTTGCCGCTGCTATGAGTTTCTATCCAGTGGAACCATTTATTAACGCTCTAAACGTGCTTCAAGGCGCTAGACAGACAGCCCTTCAACAGCTTTATGAAACCTTAAAAGTATCTGATTTATTGCGTGGTACTTCAGAGCAGTACAAATCAGCTACGGCCAATAGACTAGAGAATCAGTGGTCGTCACTTGGTCTCATTGTTCGGCAGAACATGTTTACCAAGTTTGTATCCGATGCCATTAGTAACCTTGGCACAATTATTGCGGAACAGTTTGACGATCAGCGCATCTTAGAAATAGCAGACGCAGATGAGCTTATTGTTCCAACTATCTACCTACCACCCCCACCACCTTCTCCAATGGGTCCAGATGGTATGCCACTAGGTGAGTCACCTCCCATGCCTGATATGGCGCAAATAGTGGAAATTACTAAGATGCAGATTCTTAGCATCCTACGGGACAACAAGATGCGTAATTACCGCATTGAAATTGCTTCTGACTCTATGATTGCTATTGACCAGCAACAACAACAGCAAGAGGGCGTAAACCTTCTTCAAACCGCTGGTAGTTTCTTCGATCAAATGAGAGGTCTCGTAGACCAGTACCCGCCGCTAGCTGAGTTTAGTATCAGCTTCTTTCAAAACATGATTAAGCGTTTTAAGGGAGGCAAAGAAATTGATGGTATCTTTACTAAAGCTCTTCAACAAATTGCGGAAATTGCTAAGGCTAAAGAAGAGGCTGCGAAACAGCCACCGCCGCCAGATCCAACCATGCAAGAAGTACAAGGGCGGTTGCAAATTGCACAGATAGAGTCGCAAGCTAGGCTGCAACAAGCGCAAATGGAGGCAAACGATAGAGCTGTTCGTAGCCAAATTGAAATGCAAAACCAACAGCTCAAAGCTCAACGTGACCAGCTCGATGCCCAAATAGCTGTTCAAAAACAACAGGCAGATGAATATTTTAAGCAACAAGAGCTAGCCCTTGCTCAGCAAGAGTTGCAAGTTAAGCAGTCAGCTGTTCAGGTTGATATGCTCAAAGTTCAGGCTGGTGCACAATCTGAATCCGATAAGGCTTTAATCAAGCAAGAATCTTCTCAAATGCAGCACATTCTAGAGATTCAAAAGCTAGAACTTGAGCAGATGCGCATTCGCTTATCCGAGTCTGAAAAGCTTATGGAAGAGCGTAGACTTGCTTCGGAACAACAGTTAGAACGTATCCGCATGAGTATGGAAACCATACAAAACAGGCCACAACCTGTTAGCGAAGGTGGTAAGCAGCAACCGATAGTAATTAACAATATCATCCCAAAGCCAAGTAAGAAGTTAGGTACGATTGGAACGGATGACATGGGAAATACAACTTTGTCTATTGATAACATTGATGATAATAAGGATTAGATTATGTCTATGACTAACGCTGCTGAAGCAGCACTTCTTGATTTGCTTTTTTTAAACACAGATTGGGCTAACATTGGCGATGTTGCTGGATTGCAAAACTCAGCTACGGCTGGAAGTTTCTTCATCTCGCTTCATACTGCTGATCCAGGCGAAGCTGGCAATCAATCAACCAGCGAAGCATCATATACTGGATATGCTCGCGTTGCTGTAGCTCGTACTGCTGGTGGATGGACTCGCACAAGCAGCACTGTTGCAAACACCGCACTTGTTCAGTTTGCTCAATGTACTGGTGGTTCGTCGATTGTAACACACTTTGGTATTGGAACTGATTCTACTGGTACAGGAAACTTACTTCTCAAAGGTGCTCTTACATCATCGCTTTCAATTTCCACCGGAATCCAGCCACAGTTTGCCGCTGGTGCTATGACTGCTAGTGTCGATTGATGAAAACTGCGGCCCAGCAAGCAATAGATGAGCAAACATTGCAACCACTATTTAAATGTGGTGATTGCAATGAAATTATCATTGTTTTCAATGGCCGCTTTTTTCGTACTTGTGAACATACAAATGCTGTAATTATTGCAACATCTGAAGCAGCAAAGGCGGTGACAAGTGGCAATAACTAGCGTTGGAGATTTAGCAAACTCTTGGACTAACAATAAGGTTTTCCAATCTAATTGGTTCAAAACTGCAAACCCTACGCCTAATTTCAACGGTCATTGGCTTGATTTGTCTATGGCCGCCGGTACGCCAAAGTTTAATCCTTACGTAGGAAATGCTCTGGAGTTTACCCCGCTTGTTGGTTCTGGCAATAACGGTATAAACGCAGGACTTGGGGGCGATAGCTATCTTGTTCGGTATCGTGCAAGCGGAAGTAATACCAGTAGTCACATTGCGCCAGGCAACTTCATGCTCATGGATTATGTTGGTTTTTATCCGCTCGTTGATATGGATTTCACCGATTTGCAGGTGTTTGATAATACGAACTATGCCAGCAGATACACATCTGGTTTACGTTTAATGGTTGTAACCACAATCCCTCAAAGCGTTTCGGGTGTGGCAGAAGTAAAGGTTACTTACACTGACAGTAATAATGTTCAAACAAGTGTAAGTTTTTGGGTAACAGCAATTAGTTCAATTGGAACCATAAATTGTCTTACCAGCAACGGATATTTTGACCGTACATTAGGCCCATTTGTTCCTCTTGGCCCAGGCACTATTGATGTAAAACAAGTAGATAGTATTACAATGCTTTCACCTGCTGGAGGTTTTTGTGCATTTGTACTTGTAAAACCAATATACGAAACTACGGTTTACAGTGCTAATACCCCTGTTGAACTTGAGTTTCCAAGAAATAAAGTACCAGCGTTTGTACCTTCTGGGGCTTATTTAAATCACATCGTTGGAACCGTACAAACTACGAGTGCAAGCGGATCAACGACAGGAGTAATTTGTTTTGCAAGAGAATAGGAGAATTGTATGGGCTTTAATAGTTACGACGATCTAATTACACAGGTCACAACAAATGGCAAAATTTGGACGCAACCGTGGAATAGAATTTCTCCTACTGCAATGACCGCTGGTCGATGGTTCGACTTGTTTCTTGGCAGTGGTGACAGAGGCCAGGGTTATCACGGTAATTACGTGAAAAACTGGGGCTTTGATTCTGCTGCTGATTGGACAGGCGTTGGTTCTGGTGGATGGGCTTGGAACGTAGCCGGTACCATGGTGCATACTGCGGGTACGGCTGGTGCTCTTTCTCAGACACCTCTTGCTACCATTGAGGCAAGCACTACTTACACAGTGATTGTAACAACATCATCTCCTAGCGGTACTGGTGGAATTACGATTGATATTGGTGGAACGGCTTCGACTTCTATCACTACTGCTACAACCTCAACCCTTGCTGTAACTACTGGCGGTAGCCCTACTCAGACGATTGCTATTACAGCGGCATCGGGACAAACCATGACCGTTGATAACTTAATTGTTATTGCAGGCGGTACTAACGGGCAGTCCCCTCGTTTCATGCCGTATAATGCAAATATGCAGGGTTGTATTTGGCCAGGCGATTTAATCGGTGGAACTGCAACAAAGCATTTACTTACGATGTCAGCTCAAACGGCTGGTGCTACGACTGTGCCAATAACTTTGCTGCTTGTAGACCTCCTTGGCTGCTATGCGCGAATCGACGGAAATACAGCAACACAACTTACGCTAAGTAATAGTTTAACATTGCCTCGCAATACGACAGGAACGGGTGTAATGGCGTATAGTGTAGTAGCACCAGCAACAACAGGAGCTACTGCTCATAACATAACGCTCGAATATACAAATCAAAGTGGTACAGGAACGCGCAATCTCCCGCAAACTGTTGCAGCGACAGCCTCGGCGGTAAACTCGCATGTTTATCACACAGGAACTGCAGCAAATAACATTGGTCCGTTTTTTCCGCTACAAAGCGGAGATACTGGTGTGCGAAGTGTGCAAAGATGGCAGCAAAGTGCAGCTAATGGTACCGCAAGCACTTTTACAAATCTTGTACTTGCTAGACCAATTATGGAGATACCGCTCACGACTCAATTCCTTTTGTCAGAGCGTGATCTTCTAAACCAGTTCCCATCGCTTCCACAAATACAAGCAGCAGCGGCATCGTCAAATGCTTGTCTTTCATGGCTTGCATACGCAGGTGCAGCGACTCCGGCAAGCACTAACTTCTTTGGCGTACTACGCTACGCATGGGGAGGTTAATAGTAGATGGCACTGAGATTCCACGGACAAAGCCCCATAGCTGCTGTAGGGCCGTATACGGCCTTCCCTGGTAGAACAATAGGGGCTGTCAGTGGAATAGCGCAGCAAACTGATATGCTGCCGCTCTGGTCTGCAAAACGCAATCAGACGGCAGCTTTTGGTACATTAGCAGCTATTCCTGATGGAACTACGCATCCTGTTTCGTGGTTAATGGCGTTACAGGCAGGACGGATATCATCCCGAAATGCAACAGTTACATTTACTGTAAATGGTTCTGGTACGATGGCACGACCTGCTGTCGGAAGTACATCAATCACATTTGATGTACCAGCCGCACTATTGGAGTTAATCGTTTCTGCTGATGGTAACATTTCAATTTCATTCAGTTTAAGTGCAACCTTAGCAGCAGCCGTACCTCTTGCAGGTGATTCGTCAATCACATTTACGGTTAATAATGCAACGCTAGGCGCAATTATTGACGCTGTAGCTAACTCATCCTTTCAATTTATATTGGCTGGTACCCAAACTGCTATTGGTAATTTAGCTGGTGATATTACCCCGTTTGCACCATTATCCCCTCAATCTTTGGCCGGAGCTGTTTGGGAAGCTCTTTCGGCTGATTACAATGCAACTGGCACAATGGGTAACAAACTTAACTCGGCTGCGTCAGCGGGTGATCCTTGGTCTACTGCTTTGCCTGGCTCTTACGCAGCAGGAGAGGCTGGTTATATTTTAGGCAGTCAAGTTTTAACGGAAGCGGATTTAGTTCGCATAGCTGATATAGTTCTACGTCGAGCAACTAGCAATGTAGAAGCATCTAGCGACGGTGATGCACTTAGTCTTAAATCTTTGTACGGAATGGTGGCTCAGGGAGTACACAATACACAAGTTTCTGGCACTACGTTATCTGTCACTAAGTCAGATGACACCACAGTACTTGGCACAAGAACAGTAACAACTGATCCAACAGCAGAGCCTATAATCGGTATGAACAGTGACTAATGGAGGATTTCAAAACCATTTACACATGATGTACGGCTTACCTAACGGCTTTATTCAGGCCAAGGTAACCGATACATCAGATATACTTGCTAGAGGTTTAAAACGCCGTAAAAAGCGTAAAACGGAACAAGAGTTACTAGAGGAATACTTAGCTGCTCAAATACTAGCAGGGCGTAGGCAAGAGGTATTAGAAGCTAAACGAGTAGCAGAAGAAGCATTAGAAAGGCAGAGCTTAGAAAAAGAAGAAAAAGCAAAACGAACAAGATTCTTGATGTTGTTTATGCTAATGGATGATTAAATGAGCAAATATCAACTATTCCAATACTGTCCCGTAGCAGAAAAAGTTGTTCCAATCGCAGAGGTTCAGCGCCGTGTGCAGTCCAATGCTCGTGACCTGTTTATACAGGACGAGATGGAGCCAACACGCAATCCGCTGAACCCAAAAGAAATCTATACCAGTAAATCAAAGCTACGGGCGGCTTATAAAGCTGCTGGAGCTATTGAGGTCGGAGACGCTTATGATCGTGGGTACAGTCCTGAAAAGGAACGCAATACTGCAGATAAGACCGTTTCCGCTTTTATTAACCAAGTAAGAGAGAGGTTAAACCATGGAAGATAATGCAGTAGAAAACACTGAAGTTTCAGCAAAAGTTAATTTACGAGATACCCTACGTCAGCAACTT